ATGGCCTCAAAAACTCCCGACTACAACCGACTCGCACTAGACTTGCACAAGCAACTGCAAGGTAAAATTGAAATCAAAGCCAAAGGCAAACTCAAAACCAAAACCGACTGGAGCACCATGTACAGCCCAGGCGTTGGGGCAGTGTCTTCGCATTTGGCCAAAAAACCACAGGACGCCCGCCGCTACACCATGAAGCGTAATATGGTCGCGGTTGTGTCTGACGGGTCGGCTATCCTTGGTCTGGGGAACCTAGGCGCAATTCCGTCATTACCAGTGATGGAAGGGAAGTGCGCTATTTTCAAGGCCATGGCCGACGTCGACGCCTTTCCGATTGTGCTCGACACGCAAGAACCAGAAGAAATCATCGCGGCTGTCAAGGCCATCGCACCAGGGTTTGGCGGCATTAACCTAGAAGACATCGCTGCGCCCAAGTGTTTTGAGATCGAAGAACGCCTGAAGGCCGAGCTCGACATTCCGGTCATGCATGACGACCAGCATGGTACCGCCATTGTGGTGCTGGCCGGTATGATTAATGCAGCCAAAGTCGTCAAGAAGCGACTCGAAGACATGAAGGTCGTCGTCGTTGGCGCGGGCGCCGCTGGGCGAGCTATCACACTGCTGCTACACCAGGCTGGTGTGAAGCATCTCATTGTGACTGACAGCCAAGGTGCTATCGCCAAAGGACGAGCCGGGCTGTCGGCGTATAAACAAGAACTAGCCCTCATCACCAACCCAGACAAAATGACCGGCGACCTGATGCAAGTCATCGCTGGTGCTGACGCGGTGGTGGGAGTGTCGGGGCCAGGCACCATTGCTCCGGCCCACGTCGAACAAATGGCCGACCAGGCGATTGTGTTTGGTTTAGCCAACCCCATCCCAGAGATCATGCCCGCAGACGCCAAGCGTGCCGGCGCAGCCATAGTTGCCACCGGCCGCAGTGACATGCCAAATCAGATCAACAACTCGCTAGCCTTCCCAGGTATTTTCCGTGGTGCCTTGGACAAAGGAGTACGCGACATCACCGACGAGATGAAACTCAAGGCCGCCAAGAAAATCGCCAGCCTAGTCAAGCAACCAACGGCTGACAAAATCGTCCCGACCAACAACGAGAAGGGGTTGGTGCAAGCGGTGGCAAGTGTTATTAAATAGGCCACACCGGATACGGTCAGACGCATCTCGGATACGTAGCGAATTTTGCCGTGCAGGCGATTTATTCTTAGGTATACTATATATATGTCATCTGAACGACCGCCCAGTGAAGTGATCCCTGCGCCTGAAGTGCCAAAAGACGCTCCAATTTCTTATGAAGATTACGTTGATTATCTGTGTGATTTTCAAAAGTACCATGGTGTAATTGCGCTTGATGAAGTGCATGGGCATTTTGCCTGGCTGCAGTATAAATATCCAGAGTTAAAAGATATCGACGGTGCGACGATTGCGGATATATACGAAGCAAACGTCCACACGCACGAAATGTCACAAAAGCATTTTCTCGGTGTTTATATTCCTACGTTGCTGGAAGATTTTCCGGCGTTGCTCAGTCTTTATGACGAAGCAGCTAGTCAGGAAGCGGCTGATGATCTACAGGCACATGTCGAACTTGCCCAAGAACGATACGAAGTAATGGCAGATCATTTTGGGATAGACATATCCGAGGGAATGGTGCTGCGCTTTTATGATAAAGAGGGTGAGGCATATGATTTGTTTACAGATGCGGATGCTAGAGGGACTCGATACGACCAGTCTGCGCCAGAATAGTTCTGCAATTCTTTTTTCATACCTAAAATTATGTTATCCTAGCGAGCACAATCCTGGATTGTGTGGAGACGTGTCAGAGTGCTCAATGATGAAAAGAGTGGAGCGACTATCCAGAATTAGTGATTAATACTCAAACGCTCCCCAGGTAAGAAGGTGAGTTGAACAATTAAATAAAAAACGGAGACGTGTCAGAGTGGTCTATCGTGCTTCCTTGCTAAGGAAGTGGGGTGTTAAGCCCCCGGAGGTTCGAATCCTCTCGTCTCCGCTAATTCAAACCGCCGAAAGGCGGATTTTGTATTGAGCGGAGACGAAGTATCAGTTTGGGAAACTGATACGTGAGGATTCGAAAAGCTTTTGAGGTAGATTTGACCATAGGGAGAATATATCCAAAAGGTATACTGCTTGTGTAACAAGCGAATCCTCTCGTCTCCAATCTCACTTTATGTTAAAGTGTTCCCACAAAAGAACATTTTGGAGAGTTGGCTGAGTGGTCGAAAGCAGCAGTTTACTAAACTGCCGAACCTTTACAGGTTCCAAGGGTTCGAATCCCTTACTCTCCGCACCGAATTTTTAGTATCGGCAAGACCCGTACGCCTTTATTTTGAGCCGTATTTTCATTGCCAATGTTCGAATCCCATACCCTCTACCAGTAAGGGATTCGAACTTTCAACTAAAAATCTAAAAAGAAAACTCTGTGGGATACACAGAGTTTTCTTTTTAGTTATGCCTCATTCTCTTCCGTACACTCTAATTCATACTTCTCAGCAATAAACGAAATCAATGAATCTCTATCGACCGTCTGTTCAATGATGTCATCCTGATCAGTAATAATAAGTTGATCGAGCGCATTAAACTGTGATTGATTCACCAGTAACGTTTTTGAGTTATACGTCTCATAGTCAACCAATACAGCCAATATCTCTTCATACGGATAATGTTGTTCTTCAAGCTTTAAGAACCAATACTTCATGTCAGTTCCACTGGAGACTGCATAGATCACTGGAATGGCATACAAGATGTACTCAATGAGGTGATCTTGATACCCACTCCGTCTTAGTTCTAGTTCAAGCTCCTGCTTGAATGCTTGTCTGATATTTCTGATAACTGAAGCTGGTTTAGCAATTCGCTTCACCCGCATCTCTTTAATGCGTTGCTTCGCAGACTGAAAGACGTCTTCAGACACAATTGCTTCAAACGCATTTGGCACAATCACCCAGTCCTCACGCTTGTTCTTGCGTGATTTCTGCTTTAATCGACTCCAAGTACGGTTATAAATGCGTTTCCCTGTATATGTCTCATTTTGGAGAATATACAGTACCTTTCGAGCGTCCCATGTACCACCATTAGCTGATGGAATCTGTTTGCTATTCAAGAATGCAGCGATTTGCTCTGATTCGAGATTACCAGTCACAAAACTGTCGAAGATATACTTCACTGCTTCGGTGGTCTCGTCATTGGCAGGCGCAAAGGTAATGCGATCATTAGCCAGCACCTTCCATTCACCAGGTCTTAGTACTTCACGAATTTTCTTATCAGCGCTAATCCGTACTCGAACCATACCGTAGCAAGCCGAGCCACCAGCAGAGTACCCTTGTTCCGATACTTTGACTGACCCAGCAAACACTTTTTCACTGAGTTGCTTGCTATATTCAGCCGCCATATATCTCTCGATAGATGTCTGCAAGTGACCGATCAGTTTACCATCCTTAAACGGCATACCTCTTGTCACATAGATAACCTGCTTGCCATGCTGTTTGCATACGAACTCATAGTGAGCTGACTCATCTTGATCTTGGAAGCGCCCCCAACGAGATACGTCTAGTACCAAGATATAGTCAAAGTCAGGTGCATCTGGGTTTTGGACCCAGTTCTGCATAATGCTTTGAAAGCCGGGTCGGCTAGCCTGAAGTCCAGACTTCCCCTCATCAGCTTCTTCATGAATCAATTCAATGTTGTGTTCATCAGCAAAGGCAGTGATTTTATCTCGTTGAATCTCCACTGAGTTTTCTTGCTTGTCCTCAGCCGAGTGGCGGTAGTATGCAACAGCTCGTTTCGTGTCTACTTGTGAGAAGAACACAAGCTATTTGATGTGTGTCACAAGCTTTCTGATGTCTTGCAACACCTTTTTCTCAGCTTTGGTAAAGTCGACACCAGACTGTTGTCTGTCTTTTACTTCTTCCATCGCTTTCTCCAGCATGATCATGAAGCTCGAATCATCAGTTTTCTGTGCCAACTCTTCAACACTCATGTCTTTATCATCTAGGAACTTAATGATGAAGTGTTTGTTAGCGGTCGCTCGTCTGAAGACACGGGCCAACTGACGTAGTTCTTTCGATGATGTGATAGCTCCATTGTGGATACGCTCGATGATATTATCGACAATTTCGTTAATTTCATACTGACCAACTTTGCGTAGTTGCGGTTGAAGACGAACTATCTCTTGATGGTAACTCTCATTAATTTCGTACCGTGATAACTTTTCAAGAATACTGAGAGATAAGTCGCGTACCCGCAATGAGTTGGAGACTGACGTTGGACTCATACCAATCAGCTCAGCCACTTCACGATCAAACCGTAACTCGTTAGATTTCTTAATGGTATGAATCGATTGACTCTTTTCAATCGGACTCCATGGTCGGCGATTGTTTTGAATCTGATAGCGGCGTGTTTCCATCTCGGCCTTGCCCATGTTCGTGTATACACAGCACGGGACAGTGTCCCAGCCTAGTTTGGTAACTGCCCGGTAACGGCGGTGACCATCAATAATAATGTATCGCTTATCTTTACTGTCGCCCTTTTGGTACTCAAGAACTTTAAGTGGTTCCTCAATACCATGGTTATGGAGTGACCGAATCAAACGGTTGTTTTCTTGATCTCCCTCCATACCAAAGTATTTACGAGGTTGGTTAAAATCTTCTTCTAAGATGTCCAAGGGCAACTCTTGCATTGTCCACTTGGTGTTGGCATATATTTTATGCATATGATTTTGTTTTAGCTTTTAATGATATTTATTGAAATATCAGGAGGATGGATAGCATAAAAACCTTTAAATCAGTAGTTTGTTGTGGTATTGAGTCGTGCTAAGATTCTCTCTCAATGGAAGGATATAAACCAGAGAAAGAACAAACAACAAACAATGAACGAGGGACTACGTGAGTTTATTCACGAACTTTCTGAAACAACTGGTGAGTATCTACCAGTTGAATACGTTGATGGAACATACGAAATTGAAGCTGATGGCTTCACACTGACGTTCGTCAACGAGGATGAGGTCTTTGAAATCCGCAGTATTGATGTGCGTGGTAATGCTGGCCTTGGTCGCCAGATCATCACTGCTATTCACGACTATGCAGATGAACACGGATTTGAGGTCATCGCCAGTAATGTGCTTGATACAGCACGAGGATTCTGGGAGAAAATGGGCTATCAAGAGGGGGACGCTGAAGACGAGTATTTCCGAGCGGCGTAAATCACATCGTACAAGAAGATTGGTCGCTCTACGGGGCGGCTTTTCATTTTACTTGAAATTGCACGCCAAAAAGCACATAATCCCTAGTAATGTCAATGACAGTTAAGCCAGAAATATCCAAAATATACAGTTTTCTTGTACATCCGGGTAAAGGACCAAAAACAAAAGAGAGGATCGCTGGAGCAAAGCTACCACTTTCGGGTTCGGTATTTAAGATGATGAAAGGTATATATGAAGGTTCGGAGCTGGAATGTAAAATCCCGATCAGTTTTGTGATGGATGATGATGGTGCTCAAAATAATGAAGTACGAGATGAAATCATTGCTTTTATTGAAAAGCCGTCTAAAGAAACAGGAATGAAGCTGGCTAAGCGGTTGCAAGATGTGACCACGCCAAAGTCTGGTATGGGGCTTTTGTTCTTCACGATTGGAGTAAATGTGAAGAATGAACCGAAGTTAGTAATATCACGTTTCCCAGCAGATCAAGGACTACTAGCAGAAACATCAAGTAGCACATTGGATGTTCAATTTGTCGAAAAGGTGTTCATGAAAAATGCTCACGCATACAAAGCTGTACTGTATCAAGGAGACTTGAACGAAAACTTTTGGGAGGGGTCTGCGGTTGATCGTCAGATCAATTCAGCTGGTGGTCTTGCAAATTACTGGATTCGGAATTTCTTGCAATCCGACTTCAAGATGACTGCAAAAGAAGGAACGAAGCAACTAGCAATCGCTCTCAAGCAAGCATCAATGCGACTAACTGATAATAAACACAAATCCGAAATTGTGTCAGCAATGCGTCTGGTCAAAAACTTTAATAACAAAGCTTTATCAATCAAACAACTGATAAAGAATTTCGGTCTTTCAAAACCAGTGCGTGAGGAAATTATCAACCACCTGCCACACGCTGAACTGGCTGGTTTAACGTTTACCTTTGATGCGACCGAGTTTAGTAAGCATGCTGGCTACATTTGGAAAGAACTAGATACAGGTGCGATTGTCACAGCTCCCTCTGACGAGTACAACAAATGTTTTACTGAGAAAAAGTTAACAGACACCGATAACGAAGTTGAAATTACTGCTCGTGGCAAGATCGTGAATCAGCGTTTGAAAAATAGAAAAGTATGATGCAACGCAAGCCAACGATAAAGCAGCAATATACTGAAAGATACGATAATCATTTAATTGACATAGCCAGTAAGCTGGAAGAAAACATTAAACAGAATGTTGATTCATTTAAAAGAATCGACATGATAAAAGTACGTCCCAAGTCAGTACAGAGGTTTTGTGCAAAGGCACGAAATATGGATGGTGACGTAAAGAAGTACACTGATCCACTAAATCAGATTCAAGATCAAATTGGAGCGAGGATTGTCACTTTTTATCTCGATGATGTCGAAAAGATTTGTAAAATAATCGAAAAATATTACACACCTGTAGAGAAGCAGAAAATTGTTCCTGATTCAGAAAATAAATTTGGGTATGAAGGCAGACACTATGTTTTATTCCTTCCTCCAGCTGTATTGCCGAGTATGAATGGCGGTGATTTCCCCATATTCTTTGAATTACAAGTTACAACTCTTTTTCAACATGCATGGTCTGAAGCTGAGCATGATTTAAACTACAAACCCTCCAGCGATATTAGTCCTGAAGATAAAAGGAAGATTGCATTTACGGCAGCTCAAGCATGGGGAGCGGACAATATTTTTAACGAGCTTCATTCAAGTCAAAAGAAGTAACTTTAAATTATTGTGCTAAGTCTACTACCTTTTGCGTCACAACCACCTGACTCTTAAAACAACCCATCAACCCTCGCTTCTCCTCGTTTGACCCTTCCTTCAGTAGGTACTTAGTGTATGTTTTGAGGTCAATGTCTTTGTGTTTCTCTTGCTTGCCAGATACACCAAGCACTCCCTTATGGAATTTATTAAACCTCTTTAGCTCTTCTTCAAATTTAATCTGCACTCCAGTACGGTTTAGGTCGATTTTGTCCATCAACTTACTCAGTTGATCTACCAAATCTTCTTCTCGTATGTACGGATTCTTGCAGTGCCTATCTTTCGATCTCCCACACCCATAGTAGATGTATTTAGCGGATGTGCCGTCTTTGAGTTGCTTGTACTTTTCTTCAGCTGATATACCTGAGCCACATAGTCCGCAGGTCATCAGTTTTGTAAAAGCGAACTCTTTGGATTGGCGAACGATATTGTCTCGCTTTAGTTGTTCTTGCACCTTATCAAACAATTCTTTATCTACGATAGGTTCATGCTTGCCGTCATACCAATTACCACTTCCGCGGGGATATTCGAACTTGCCGTAGTAGAAGGTATTTTGCAGGGTGCGGTACACGTTGCTCAGTGCGAGTGGTTTATTGCCTCTCGTATGAAAGTTTAATTCAAACCGTAGCCAATGATAAATCTTTCGTCCTGACCATTTATCGTTACCCATCTTTTCAAACATTTGACGTATTACGTGCGCTCGCTCTGTATCGATTATTACCTGACATTTCTTATCAATATGTTTCTGATTCAGATACCCAACTGGTGCTACTCCGGGCCACAGTCCCATCTCGCACCGTGTCCTCAGTCCACGCTTTACGTTAATGCCTCGGTTATCGTTTTCGAGCTTGGCTTGTGATCCTAAGATCATCAGTAAAAACTTCTCATTAGGGTTATTGGTGAACGTCTGACTAAAGGTCTTTATCTCGCACAGTTTTCCAGCGTCCATGAGGTCGACAATCTTTCCCAAGTCACCAGCGTTTCTAGAGATACGGTCAGGTGCCCATGTCAGTATGCTGTTATATTTACCGTCATATATTTCACTGACAATCTCATTAAACACTGGTCGTTGGCCAGTCTCTTTCGCTGAGTGGCTTTCTCGCTTCATGGCTACTATCTCAAGTCCATCACGGTCTGCTAGCTGGAGCATCTCTTTGATTTGTGAGTCGATTGACATCACTTGCCGTTCCTCACTTTCAGTACTTTTTCTTGCATACAAGCAGTACTTTAGTTTTGTTGTTTCCTCCATACAACCACATTGATGACGCAACAGCTTTGATGAGTCCAGAGCGTCCTGTAAAGCTTTTTATACACGAAGCAGGGGGTCGGTAAGTCAAGTTCATAAAATCTGGTTGCGTGCTACAATGCTCATATCACTCAGGTGATTTTGATCTTTTTACAATAGTAAAAGAGCCCAACCGCCGCATATCTTTATGCGATGAGTGGTTCTAAAATCCGACAAAAGTAAAGAGCTCCTTATGAGTTCACTTTTGTCGGTCCCCAGCAGGAATGTTGGGTGGGTTCTTCGGAACCGGCTCGTAGGGAGTTTTTTGCTACCCGAACTATCCCAACCATCACTGATGAGTGGATAGAAAAACCGACAAACATGACAGATACAAATACTCAGAAGGAACTTCAGGGTCGCATCGCCGAACTTGAAGCAGAAATTTCAATATTAAGACAACAAAAGAAATATGGTCTTGTCTGGGAGGACAAGCTAGAGGATGTTGTCACCCAATGCGACACTCATGTGCCAGTTTTGAGTGAGGTTAGTTCAAAAAGATTAACTGACAAAACCGCACTTTCCGACAACATTCTAATAGAAGGTGACAATTACCACGCACTATCTGTTTTAAACTACACCCATCGAAACAACGTAGATTTTATATACATTGATCCACCATACAATACTGGTGCTCGGGACTGGAGGTATAACAATGATTATGTAGATTCTGAAGATACGTATAGACATACTAAGTGGGCATCGTTTATGTATAAACGGTTACGGCTTGCAAAAAACCTTCTCAAAGAAGACGGGATTATATGTGTCACGATTGATGATTACGAACTACCTAGACTATTGATGTTAATGGAGGAGGTGTTTCAAGAAAGTAATCATTTGGGCACTGTTGTGATCAGAAACAATCCAAAGGGTCGTATGACTCAAAGGAAATTCTCCCTAGTACATGAGTACGGTGTATTTTTTGGAAAAACAGATAAAGCAAAAATTAAAAAATTGCCAGTTAATCCTGAAGAGAAAAGCCACAATTATAAACAGGATGAAGACGGCTCTTGGTATTTACCAGTTAACCTACGTAAGCAAGGGGTCGACAGTAATGCCGTAAATAAAAACGGCAAGTTATCAGAACGATATTTTTCAATTTATTTTTCACCGAAGACTGGCGAAGTGAGTACTTCTAAAAAATTAGAAGTTGAGATCACACCAATCGACTCGTCTGGACAAAAACGCATTTGGCGTAGAGCAAAACAAACTGTGGAGGAAATGTTCAACAATGGCGACCTGATTGTAAAAGAAACAAAAAATGGTTTTCAGATATATTTCAAATTTAGAGGTGGGCTTGATGGCAAGTTAGCTCAAAGTATATGGACTGACTCTAGATTTTCAGCTAGTGATCACGGCACAAGACTACTCGACAAGATCTTAGACGAAAGGGAGTTGTTCCAATATCCCAAGGCACCCGAAGCAGTTAAGGAATCAATACTAGCTTCCTGCAATGATAAAAATGCTGTCATTGTAGACTTCTTCGCTGGTTCGGGCACTACTGGTCACGCTGTCCTTGAACTCAACAAACAAGACGGTGGTAATCGTCAATTCATCCTCTGCACGAATAATGAAAACAAAATTGCTGAAGAGGTCACCTATCCAAGAGTGAAGAAAGTTATCAAAGGATATGGAGATGTCGCCGGTCTTGGTGGCTCACTCCGCTACTACAAAACCAAACTGGTCGATGTCGAAAAACTGCAAAAAGTTCCTGACGATAAACGATTGTCGCTCACATACCAAGCGGGTGAAATGATCGCCTTGCGTGAGAACACGTTTGATGAAACCGAGAAAAACGACTGGTGGCAGATTTTCTCTAGCGAAACAAAAACCGTTGCCATCTACTTCCAAGAAGATAAACAAAAACTGCGTGAGCTCGTTGCAAAATTGAGTGATCAAGAACAGGTCGTCTTGTATGTATTTTCATGGAGCAAGAATGAATACACCAATGAGTTTGCTGAGTATACCAACATCAGGGTTGAGGATATTCCCGAACCGATCATTGAAGTTTATAAGGAAATTAACCGTCTGAAATAGTATGTTTGCCCTCAAGCCATTCCAAGAAAAAGCTCTCACTGATCTGCGTTCCGCTTTTCTCAATCTCTGGAAGCGAGAAGAGTCTCAGTTACCACTCGTATTCCAGTCACCAACGGGTTCAGGGAAGACCATCATGACGGCTCAGTTCCTGAAAGACCTCACCGGCGATCCGCAGTTTCAAGCTGATAAAGCGTTCTTGTGGATCTCATTCAGTCCTGATTCATACCAGCAAAGCAAAGAGAAATTATACAAATACTATGGTGGTGCAGGTGAACTCAACTTGCTTGATATGAACGATCTCTCACAAGGCAAGCTCCACAACAACGATGTCTTTTTCATCAACTGGCAGAAGGTGGTCTCAAAGGCGAAAGAAAACCGCAAGCTACGGAGCGAGAACGAACAAGGTGTTTGGTTTGATCGTTTCATTGAAGCTACCAAAGCAACTGGTCGTGAACTTGTGCTACTCGTGGACGAAGCTCATACGCACTCCAGTACGGCATTGGCACAAGAAATCATCGACCTAATTGACCCACGCATCATCATCAAAATTACTGCGACCCCACAAGATGCTGATGTGGTACAAGCGGCTAAGCTTAACTCGTACGTGCAGGCAGATCGTGAAGCAGTAGTTGATCAAGGTCTGATTAAAGAAAAGTTGATCTTCCAGACCGAAGATGAAGTGAAAAAACTTACCTCCAAACACATCTCGAAAGACGAAGTGTTACTCAAGCTCGCTGTACAAAAACGAGCCGAACTTGAAGCGGGCTACCAAGAAGCTGGAGCGTCAGTAAAGCCACTGGTTCTCATACAGTTACCAAACGACTATAAAGAAACCAAGACAGTCGAAGCAGACTCGAAAGAAGCGTTGGTACGACAGTTTCTTTCAGAACAAGGTGTGCTTGACCATCAAATCGCTACTTGGCTATCTGGTCGCCAAGAAAACCTTGATGGTATTGAACGACATGACTCACCGATTGAGTACCTCATATTCAAACAAGCGGCAGCGACAGGCTGGGATTGTCCCCGAGCCAGTATCTTGGTGATGTTTAGAGAGATCAAGAACCCAACGTTTCAGATACAAACTATCGGTCGTATTCTGCGTATGCCAGAAGCCAAGCATTATAGCTTGCCACTTCTAAACAGTGCCTACATCTACACCGACTACGAACGCAACACTATTATTGATGGATATGATCGTGATGCGAATGCCAGCTCACTACCATCATGGAATCGCATTGAACGAAAGCCTGACATCGAGCCAGTGATCCTTATCTCACACGACCTGTCTCGTACTGACTACAACGACCTTGGTGACAGCTTCCAGTACACCTTTGTTGAAGAAGCTAATGCGTTCTTCGGCATTAGCGACAAAACCAAAGCCAATGCAGTGCTGAAGCAACTCAAAGAGCAAGGTCTGGCTGTCGATGGTGTTCATCAAGACATCATCGTCAATCTAGAAATCGAAGACTACGATAACTATCTTGAGAACCTGCAATCGCATGAAGTTACTGCCTCGACTGAGCTAACCGAGACTGATGTGGAGCGTATCTACAATCTGCTCTGTTACGACATTGTGTCTAAGCAAGATGAAGAGAAAGCGAAATACGCACCCGCTCGATCGTGGGGCAAGCTCAAGACCGCGCTTAATGTTTGGCTTGTTAACGCCACCAAGTTGTCTCGTTCAGAGATCTACGCCATGGTCGTCAATGACCTCAGTCGTCCAGCCAGTGTCCTTCGACCACTTATCACAAAAGCCTTTATCACATACCGACCAGTGCGTGATGGTGAAGTGATTAAAAAACAGGAACGACAACAAACGACTCGTACTCTTGAACTACCACCACAGACATTGTTTGTATCGGACGGTATCAAGAAGAAATATCAAAAGTCTGCTATGACACCTGTACTCTTGCCCGATTATATGCCTGAGAACGAGAAGAAGTTTATCGACTTTCTTGAAGACCATAGCAAAGTGTTGTGGTGGTACAAAAATGGTGACAAAGGAACTGAGCATTTCGCCTTGCCATATACCCACAACGGCAAACAAAGCTTGTTCTACCCAGACTGGATTATTAAAACCAAGTCTGCACTTTGGGTCATCGACACAAAGAGTGGCATGACTGCCCAAGATGCTGAAACGAAAGCCAAAGCCGAGTCATTGCAGCAGTGGCTCAAGGCTCAGAAAGATATTGAAGGTGGCATCGTCCGCCCAGCTGATGGTTGGTTTATCCATCGAGGCAAGAAGTATGCCTATGAACTAGAGAATGGTTGGGAGGATTTGAACAAAGTACTGGCTTAGTCAGTAGTGACAATCAGGTTTCGCAGTCGTTGCTCTATCTCATACGCATCAGCGTGAGACAGTACACCAAGAAATGATTGGAGTGAAGCGTTCAGTTGTTCTTCTTCAATCTCTCCAGCTTTATACAGTCGCACCTTTTCAGCGAACTTTCGCTCCATTCTTCGTCTGGTCTTAGTACGAACTAATCTGTGATGCGGTCGGATGACGTAGCCCAAGAAATCAATACCAGACTGCACGGTTCTGATCGATACTTTCTCGGGATGTAGTTCTAACTTTAGTCGCTCACGCAAGAACGTAGTGATTGCTGGTAAGAGTGACTCTAGGTACTCGGTTTCGTCAGCCACCACTACAAAGTCATCTGTGTATCGAGCGTAGTATTTCACCCTCAACTCATGCTTCATGAACTGGTCAAACTCATTCATGTATACGTTGGCGAAGAGTTGTGAAGTCAAATTACCAATCGGTAACCCACGTTGCTCAAATAGCGACTCAGACATAGAAAAACTAGCCACAATCTCTCGCAAGAGCCATTGCACATCAGGATCGGCAATTTTCTGAAACAGCAACTCCAACAAAATCTCATGATCAACACTGTCAAAAAACTTCTTAATATCACACTTCAGTACATAGCATGGTCGAGTGTAGTTTTTACTCACTTTTCGTGTCATTGTCTCCAATCGCTTCATGCCAACGTGGTTACCTTTGCCAATGCGACACGAGAACGAGTCGTTGATAAATGTCGGTTCAAACAACGGATTCAGCCACATAAACAAAGCATGATGCACCACTCGATCACGCACTGTTGCTTTATGAATGTGTCGCACCTTTGGGTCAGTGATGTAGAAGCCAAAGTATGGCTGATGTTTGTATGTCTTATTTTGCAAATCTTCATGAAGTGCCAGCAGGTTTTGTTCCAACTTGTACTCAAACAACGCTACGTCTTTCTTTTTTCGTTTACCTTTCTTAAATCGCTCCCACGCCAACAGCAGGTTAGCTGGTGAAATTATTAGTCCGTATAGATTATTAAATGTTTTCATATGAATGAATTTGATGTTCCGATATTCCAAAAGTCATACGATTTGTATAAACAGATGCATGAGTATCAGAAACTGATCCCAAAGCACGACCGATACACGGTATTCAGTCGAGCTGAAGATTGTTTGTTGGCAGTATTATCAAGTTTGTTTAAGGCAAGTGCCGCCAATAAAAGCGATAAGCTTGTCCTACTTGAAGAAGCGAGTACCGAACTCAATCTACTCCGAGTCTTTATTAGGTTACTCAAAGATGTCAAAGCGCTTGATAACAACAAATACCTAGCGTTGCAATCTGAAATAGATGAGATTGGGCGCATGTTGGGTGGCTGGATAAAGTCGGTAAAGAGATGACAAAACGCATCCGTGATGGATGCGTTTTGCGTCAGTGAGACATTTCGGAAGGAAGCCAGACACAGACCCATAGTTGTCGTTGACATTGTCAACGTGGTTCGTGTCGAACTTGACCTTGCCGTCGTTGAACTTGAAGTTCGGGGCGTGGTCGAAGCGATCATCGGCATCCGGCTACTGTCTGTATTCATCTGTACCACCAACAGTCGAGCATTATCCTTGTTGGCAACAAGGCATGCTCCCATGTTTGTATTTTATGTGAAAGCAGATGTCGGTCTGACATCACCTTTACCAAACACAGACAAGCAATGTCTTTGTGACTATAGTGCGCTCACTGTGTCCATGGATACAGTGATTCTGACTATTTCTTTGTCGAACAAAGAGAGTACGGTGGCAGAAATCCATAAACGTCTGCTCAATACGGTAACTCATGGGTAGTATAACAAAAAGATGCCCCTGACCGTTTCCAGTCAGGGGCAAAAATTGCGTCGAGTTGCTCCGCAACAATTCAAAAATCAAAGGTTCAACAAGGTCAAACCTTCAATCTTCAAAGATCACTGCGGAAGGAAGCCAGACACAGACCCATAGCGGTCGCTGACAAGGCCAACGCGGACCGTGCCGAACTCGACCTCGCCGTCGTAGAACCTGAAGTACGGGGCGCGGTCGAAGCGAACACCGGCATCCGGGTCATCGAACTCGTCGCCCGGGAAGTCCATGTCCAGTTCATCGAAACGCACGAGGCGGTTCGGATGAGACAGGATCAAACATCCGCCAGCCACTGAGCCGTGACCGAATTCGCCTTCGGCGTATGACTCACGGACTTCCTTGACGGGGTAGTTGCCCCAGCGGTCGCCCACTTGGCTCGGGACGATCAGGAAGTCACCGGGTTGATCTGCTTTGAGCGAAAGCTCCGCTTCGCGCGTTGCTTCGCACTGGCGGAAACGGTCCGTCGTCAGCTGGCCTTCACGGTAGTTGTAGAACTTGCGTTCCTTGGCGATGGCTTTGAGAATGATGTCGTGCGTAGCACAATATCCGCCCAATGCCTCATGCCAGACATACACCAGCGGCCCTTCGACTGCGTCAGGCAGCGTGAGGCTGTCATACCAGTCTTGTCCCTCGTTGAGGAACCAGGCGGCGTCCAGTTCGGCGAATGCCGGAACCTTCTGCAATGCCTTGACCTGCTCGGCGATGGGCGACAGACCTGTGTATTCGGGCGGGTAGCGATACTTGGTGCGACGCTCCCGAATGGCCAGAATTTTTGCAATCTGACCTGCCAGCTCCGGATTGCTCCGAATCTTTTTCAGGTCATTGCGGCCAATGCCTGCTGCTGCGAGCACTTCCCAGGTCGCGTGAAGTTCGCTCCCTGGTGTTTCAGTGAGTAGGTTCTCCGTCATAACGGCTCTCCTGTGATTATCCGATTCGCTCGGATCGTTGCGGTCTGTACTCGGAATGAGACAAACACGCTATACCCCACCTAGTGGGAAACAGGGTGTTTGTCTCATTTCTGCAGTGATTTTAATGAAAAGAACAAGTATTCTATGATAACACGGATTTAATCAAAAGTCAATCTGACGCAGTTGCCTTCCACTCAGTCAGTTTGCTTGCTTCTTCTTCAAACCGCTCTAAACTTTTAAACTGTTTTGGTTCTAAATTATGCAGTTCGATACTAGGGTCAGGCAAAAATATCTGCAAGGGGTATTTATCCTTGTTGTCATACACCATCTGATTTATATGGTCATCAAGATGACGAAAACAGAAATTTAGTAGCTCTACCGATTTATCTATTTCAGCTAATTGAGCGTTAATCTTGTATGTCACATCAACTCCAATCATCTCTGACATTCGTTCTGCCACTTCCTTGAAAGCAAGGAGATATTGATAATTCTCATAGACATGAGACTGATGGAGTAGGTAGTTCGGAAAAGCGAAAAGTATCAGGTCATCAACCTGCTTTTCGTATTCAGTCACAAATGCTGATTGTGACTTTGATTTCGCTAAACTCATACCTGAGATGTACGACTTGTTGAGACTCACTTCAAAGAACCGAGTCGGGCATTGCTCGGTTTGAATTTTTCCATTTTTGATCAGCGTTTTTAGTTTTCGTTCACTCTTGTTTTTGGCTTTAAGCCATAACTGCATCAGTTCGTCATGTGGCAGTTTTGTCTCACCCTCATACGTTGTATGTCCAGCACAATGACAGAGTGGTATGTACTCACTAAAGAACAAACCGTCACGCACCGTATCACGCACCACTTGTTCGAGTTTGTACCGCAAATTACTTAGCTCACCAAGCTTGGTACGCAGGTCATCATCATCTTCGTAGGTGATGTTGTGTCTTGATGCCAGTCGCTTGCCGAACTCAAGCATTGAGTAGCCAGCAAAGTGGGTGTTAAACAATACTTGCTTGATACTAATTTTCGTATCAAGGAACGATAACTCGTGTCCCCACGGAATCGTATCGATAATGATATTGGTCAATGTATCGACGTCCTCATCAATCAGTGATTCTTTGCCGTATACTATGCGAGCTAGTTGTTCCTCAGCTAAGAAGTAGCTGTGGTCAGTGTCAGCAATTGAATCAAGGAGCAAGATGTCAGATTGAATGTCTTTTGGTAGTGAGTGCAGAGCGATGAGGTGTGCCAGTTGATCGTATTCATACCCAGAGTATTGTAGGAAAAACTGACGTAGTTCCTGTCGCTGATCATCGGGAATAATCCGATCAAGATAATATCTCCGTTGTCGCTCGTCATTCTTTTTAAGATCAAATAGAGTAGCAGTATGTTCTTGGCGAGATAATGCCAGCATAGTGGTGAGGTAGTTGGTTTGCATGTCAAACTCTAATCGCTGAAACATATCCCAGAGATCAATGTATTGATTGTATTTTTCAGTCTCACGATAGTCTTGTGGTTTCCAGTTTATGGTCAGTGCCACCATATCTGCCTCACTAATCAGCTCCTTGCCAGTCTTTTGGAAATGAGCATCATTGCGAATCACTAAAAGCACTCGCTCTTTAGGCGTTAGGTTTCCTTTGCGTAGCATTTTAGTGATGTCTTTCATAGTTATCTTCGTTCGCTTAAGAGTTGCTCTAATACATCAATCCGTTGTTTCAGTTCAAGGTTAGAGATGTTCTTTGATAGAGCTAATGCCAATCTGGATATAGTTTGCGCTCGCTTTGGTGAAATCTTGCGAGCGGCCACATGAAGCAAAGCCTCCGAGAGGATTTCATTAACTTCTTCTAGCGTGAGTGATTTCTTTATGTCGTTCATACTTAATAATTTTCAATTAACTCAAACCACGTCTTCACTTCCTTCGATTTGCCGTGCTTGGTGACGTTCTTATACAAAGCCAACACGACATTTGGAGTGAGTTTCCTAGCCCACGCACAGGTGTGTTCTACCAAGCCTTCTTCTTCGATAATCTTGTTCCAGTCAGTGAGTGTGCCGAGGTCTTTGATGTCATACTCCGCTGCAAAGTCTTTTTGGGTTTTAAGACGAAGCAAATCAATAACGACTTCATCTTCAATACCCATCTTGCGTATCACTGCCTCTGGTTGACCACGCAGAAATGTCGGTAACGATTTCCATGTTACGTAGGTGGCGAAGTCCTGCTTACGGTACACACCATCACTTTTCTTCGGTTGTTCATTGTGGGGTGTGCTCATAATTCGTTACCAACTTCCGTTTCTGTCCCGTGAGTTTCTCAAGTCGCTTGAGTGCAATCTGTACATACTCTCTATCTTGCTCAATTCCAACGCACCGCCGACCTAACTGCTCACAGGCGAGAGCTGTACTGCCACTACCCAAGAACCCATCAAATACCACGTCATTAATCTTGGTCACATTCCGAATTAGTTTACGAAGTAGCCCAATTGGTTTTTGGGTTGGGTGGAGTTTCGATTTCTGTGGTCGTGGATGGTAGATCGCACTTCGCATTTGTGACGCTGGTTTCTTATGCTTGCCATACCAGCCGTAGGCGATCAGCTCTTGTTGAGGTAGATAATCCATGCGACCCATGACTGGCTGGTTCTTCAGCCATACCAACATCTGACTGAAACGAAACTCAGCTGTGTATATGCCAGTGCGTAGTGACAAGAACATGGTGTCGCAGTTAAAGATATGGAAGGTGTTATATGTATCAAGATGCGGTTTAATCGCTCCAAGCCATGATTCGGTAAAGCGAGCGTACTCATACTCACTCTGGAGATGATCACCTTTGATAGCTCTAGCATTAGACACACCAAGCTCTGCTACTCCTTCTTTGTTTTGAACGTATGCCACGCCATACGGCGGATCGGTCACAATTGCTTGCACTTTCTGTCCTTGCAGTGCTTCAGACACAAAGGAAGTATTGCAACTATCACCACAACCAATCAAATGTGTACCTATTAGGTAGATGTCTCCGTGCTGTATCTTTTTCATACGCGCTTGGCTGTTTGTTTGGTAAATTTCTCCCAGCGGTCGATGATGACACTGGCAAAGACAGGATCAAGCTCGACTCCGTACCACTTGCGGTGTAGCTGTTCGCAAGCGATAAGATCGCTCCCACTACCACCAAAGCCAGAGAACACGACGTGACCAGGAGCGGTACAACGCTTCAATGGTTTCTCACTCAAACCGACTGGCTTCTGGGTTGGATGCAAATAGTCCTGAGTGTTGTCTCGCTTCACAATCCAGAGGTCGATCATATCGAGCAATTCATCGTGCAGTTGGTTGCCACTGGTTATTTCTTGATTCAAGATTTCATGAACATTCTTAAGGTTTTGATTTAGGTATGGTTTTCCAGTTGTTCCGTACAGTACAGGCTCATGTACCCGATTAAAGGCTGTTTGAGGTGTCGGATTCATATTGTTTTTTGCCCACAAACACAGACGCTTGAAGTTGATCTTGTGCTTAGCAAAGATCGTCTGTATTGCACCTATGTACTTAGAATCGTTCCAGACGAAATAGTGAGCGTTTGGAAGAGCAATGCTACGAGCTACGGCAAGGCTGATAGCTAGAAATTCTGTATATGCTTTGTCAGTTTTTGAGTCATCTTTAGCTGAATACTTACCTCCATAATTCTTGCCACTACCGATACCTTTATCATATGAGAGACCGATATTATAGGGCGGATCTAGATATATGAGGTGCACCTTTGCCTCACCCATGAGTTTGGTGACCAGCTTTTCGTTGGTAGAGTCGCCGACCAAAAGGCGATGGTCACCTAATTGCCAAATTTCCCCGAGCTTGGCTCGTGGCTCATCCATGTCTTCAATCGCTTTCTCGACATCATAGTCATCTTCAGCGAGTTCAACATCATCAAAGAAATCTTGCAGTTCTTCATCTGCAAACCCAACATCAAGCAAGACATCGAGATCAAATGCCTTCAGAAGCTCTTCATCCCATGAGCCAGTATTATGATTTAAGCGAAGGTTTAACTCTCGCTCTTCTTCGAGCGTGAGTTCCCGAGAGGGAATCATGCACTCGACTTCCTTGTATCCAAGGTCAGCGTATATCTTTACTCTCTGCTCACCCCCAATCAGAACACCAGCTCGTGAGCCGATGTTCAGTACAACTGGTACAACTGCACCAAACTCCTCAATTGATTTTTGGAGGTTGTGTCGTTCTTCTCCCTCCATCTTGCGCGGGTTGTATCCATTGGGTGTGAGGTCTCTCACCTTACGCTTCGTGGGTGACCACTTTATTTTTACTTTTGCCATAGGGTTCCTGTGAAGAGGGTTTTATAAACTCTCCTACCCTTATTCGTCATTGAATGACAAAATGACAATTTGCATCAGCTATAACTTGATAAATGACAAAACCAATAAGGAAAACAAACACTCTCAGCACATGTGTGCTGAGAGTGTTTGAAATCGTCATTTGATATTAGATGACTATTGATCAGATTGGAGGACAAAAATAGTTCGGTACCCTTGTCGTTTATTGTAGTGTGGGATTGGGTTTTCTTCCATTTGGAAGAATCGTTTAAGACCCTCGTTTAGCTCGTACTTCACATTTCGCCCAAACTCACGATTCCAACCACTCATAGTTAAAGCTCCACCATGATCAGCAATGGCTCTAAGTAGCTCCCATTTCTTGTCTGGCTTCATAGTCTTCATATTGATGAATCCCATGTCTTTAAAGTCGAACTTTTTTGATTCCATACCGACGTATGACACTTTCACAATGTGTCCATCGAGAAACTTAACAGTTAGCGACTCCCAGACTGCTCCAGATGGTAGTGGGTATGAGACGGTGTTTTGTTGCGGTGTCTCTTGAGGAGTTGATTGATTGAGTACTTCAGGATTTACAATTCTCACCTCCTGCACTGGTCGAGTTATCGGTGGGATGTATAGCTCTCCATCTTCGTCTCGTAGTCTATCCGGAATAACTGGTCCAGTTATCAAGTTGGTCATATCAGGCAACTTCATTTTTTGTATAGCATCTATTTGCGGCTGGACAGCTTCAGTTACTCTAGCAACAGCTCTCATAGGTTCCTCCATTTGTTTGGATAGTTTCTCCATTGTCTCAAAAGTTTCCGCTAGAGGAGAAACCCAATTTTTTGGCAACTTAATAGTACGCTCGCTACCGCGATTTTGTTCTATTTGTTCGTTTATCAGGTCTCCAACTGTCTTCTTCATAAAGTCATTATAGCTCAAAATTGGCATTGTTTGGCATTTGGAGACCCCGACCCGTAGACATCAGAAAATATAACTACTAGCCGCTAAAATACCCTTATGGGGTCTACAGCGTAGGGTACTTAACCCGAGTGGCCCGCACTGGATACCGGTTATCGGTAGACCCTGAGGCCCTTATTATAGGCCTTGGAATAGATGTTAGTTCGAATCCCTTAGTGTTCATCACTAAGGGATTCGAACTTTGGTATAATCAACTTAATGAACAAGGCAACTAAAATCCTTTCTGTAATACTTCTAGCGTTATTTTTAGGAACAATGTTTTTCAGTTTGTTCCACATGTCTATGGGAATGGATATGTCTGATGGGATGACTGATTGTCCATTTATGGCTCACGAAGAGGTGATTTGCCCAATGAACCTTGCCGACCATATTGGAGCGTGGAAATCAGTTTTTCTCTCTGCAGTTCCAACACTGACACTACTTCTAGCGGTCGCAGGTGTGGCAATATTTGTTGCTTCAATTGCACCTAATCTACTGCGAAGAATACAATACGCTTCACCACCACTCTGTAGGTGGCTTCAGACTAGAATATACACTTTTTCATACCGACCACTCCAAGAGTTGTTTTCAAACGGTATTCTTCATCCTAAGTTGTATTGATACGTCCATCAAAGATTTATCACTAAAAAATAACTAAAACAAAATGAAACAAAACACTATTTTGATTGCAGTCATAGCACTGCTTATTGGAGGAATTGGAGGGTACATGATTGCCGACAAAGATGACTATGGAATGAAAGGAATGGATCACTCCATGATGATGTCTGATGAAAGAAATGAAGACAGAGACAATATGCCGATGGGAGACATGATGGGAATGGATCATTCAGCCATGATGGTTTCAAGCGAACGAGAGTTCGTAGCTGGCATGATTCCTCATCATCAAGAGGCGGTAGATACAGCAAATGAAGTACTGGCTCGGGGTGGCTCAACACCAGAAATCCGTACGCTAGCGAGCGAGATTGTCGCTGCACAGGAAACGGAAATAGCGATGCTAAAAGAGTGGCACTTAGCTTGGTACGGAGAAGCGTATGTTGAGAATGGCTCATACCAACCAATGATGCGTGACTTGTCACAACTATCAGGAGCTGATCTTGATAAGCGATTCTTAGAAGATATGATTCCTCATCACATGGGGGCCATCATGATGGCTCAAAGTGTTCGGCCGCATATTGAGCATCAGGAAGTCACGGACATGGCTGATGCGATTATGGAAACGCAGACAGCTGAGATACAACTGATGAGAGAGATGCTAAAGACACTTTAGGACGCACTAAGAAAACCACCACACGCAATGTGGTGGTTTTCTTATTGGATACTAAATACTTATTATCGGATGACCCGTAGTCATTAAATAGCTGAAGTAAAGAAAGAGCATTATTTAGTTGCCCTTTCTTTATGCTTCTTCAGTATTTTGCAGTCTAAGTCTCGCAGCTTCAATAAGCTCTGAGTATGTTGTTATTTGGATATTTTTATAAGATCCTTTCAGCTCTTGGTATGCTTGATCAGCATTTTTATTGTATGAATCTTCAGTGACTTTATTTTTTATAGTGCTAGATAATTGACTATAGGGCTTAACCAGTCTGTGTATTGAACCAATTACAACAATCGCGGAAGGTCTACATACAGATAGGGATATTGTTCCTCCAACTTCAGTCTCAATAAATTGTCTGATTGTTTTACCGTCTATTGAGTACTCCGAGTCATTATCTCTGAGAATTGCAGAAACATACCTTTCTGATTGTGCTACTGCCATACCTAATTCTTTTGACATATAGAATTTTCCGCGACTTGCATCATATTTAAACAGGTATTCATCAGGTCTTTTTAGTTCAACAATCTCTATGTCTGAAAGTAAGTTTACTAATATCAAATCAAATTGAGATCTAGAAATTCCGGTTGAGGACATCACGTACTTATCTGTATTTAATAAGTAGGGCACACCGAAGATTATATTTTTACAGTACTTTGTCAGAACCTTCTCCATTAAGTCTTCTGGTCCTTTAATTTTAACTTTAGGAAAACCGAATAGATTTTTACCAAGCTCTTTTGCTTTTGGTGTTGTTAGATCTTCGTGGTCCACAACTTCTTGCATGGAATCTAGTAACCACTTTGCCTGTTTTGTTATTTGTTGTTCTATCACGTAGTCGTTAACTTCGCCGGAATCTAGCTCTTTAGTTAATGCAGCTATATCGTTTTGTGTGATACTTTTGCTCGCTAAAACTTCTTCAAGAAGTAGACCGTAGTCTCGATCTGCACTATCATCCTCAACCTCAATGTCATATTTATTTTTGAGAAAGGGAGCAATTCTATTCCTCACTCTAACGATTCTATCTTTTCCTTCCTCAGTGTTTATAGAAACAAAAGTATCGTATAAAGATATCGTGATGAATAAAGTTTTCCTCTCAACCTTATTTTCAGTTCCTCCGATTGTAATATTTTCTAAATCTAGGCCCGCCTTCCGAAATTGATCAATGACAACACGAGCGCCTCTTGGAGGGTTATAATTAGAGATTAGTTTAAGTGATTTATGGTCAAGTAAAATAGTGACCGAGAAATCTTCCTCAGCAATATCTTCTTTTTTGCTAGGAAAATAACGAATCTTCGTATATGAAACAAATTCCTTTGAATACTTAAACAGAATTCGATTGTCCACCTTAAGTGTTTTCTTTGTTACAGTAACTCTGTCTTCACTACTAAATTTAGTGAGCTTTGTTTGGAGTTTCTCCTCGATAGTTTTGGTAGGCTTACCCATTACTTTAAGTATAGTGAAAAGCGGTATTAATACCAGTCTTATGTAATTTTCACCGTTTTATCTTTCACTACGACCTGACTCTCCAAACACCCCATCAACTCCCGCTTCTCTTCGTTAGATCCTTCTTTAAGTATGTACTTAGCGTATGTCTTAAGGTCAATGTCTTTATGTTGTGCCTTCTTTCCTGAAACTCCCAGAACACCGCGATGAAACTTGTTGAATCGCTTTAGTTCGTCTTCGAATTTTATTTGGACTGCTGTTGGGTTGAAAGTCACCTTGCTCATAAGTTTAACTAGCTGGTCTACAAGGTCTTCTTCTCGTATATAAGGATTCTTACAGTGTCGGTCCTTTGACCGTCCGCACCCGTAGTAAATGTATTTAGCAGAAGTACCGTCTTTTAATTGTTTGTATTTTTCTTCGGCTGATATACCTGATCCGCACAGACCGCACGTCATGAGTTTTGTGAACGCAAATTCCTTTGACTGTCGAACAATATTGTCTCTCTTAAGTTGTTCTTGCACCTTGTCGAAGAGTTCTTTATCTACAATTGGTTCATGTTTACCTTGGTACCAATTGCCACTCCCTTTAGGATATTCAAACACCCCGTAGTAGAAGGTATTTTGAAGAGTCCTATAAATATTACTGAGGGCGAGATTATGGTTTCCGACTGATTTGAAGTTCAGTTCAAACTTCAGCCAATGATAGATCTTCCGCCCCGACCATTTTTCATACGCCATCTTCTCGAACATCTGTTTCACTATAGGAGCTCGCTCTAAGTCCGTGATCACCTGACACTTTTTATCCATGTGTTTTTGGTTGAGGTATCCTACTGGCGCGATACCTGGCCATAGCCCCATCTCTACTCGTGTTCTCAGTCCGCGTTTAACGTTGATACCTCGGTTGTCGTTCTCAAGTTTTGCCTGAGATCCTAGAATCATCAGGAGAAACTTCTCATTTGGGTTATTCGAGAAGGTCTGACCGAAGGTGCGTATTTCATTTAGTTTCCCAGCATCCATCAAGTCCACGATCTTCCCGAGGTCACCAGCGTTTCTACTGATGCGGTCAGGAGCCCACGTTAATATCCCATTATATTTCTCTTCGTATAATTCTTGAACGATTTCGTTAAACACTGGTCGACAACCAGTCTCCTTAGCAGAATGACTTTCACGTTTCATTGCTACTATCTCTAATCCCTCACGTTCAGCCAGTTGAAGCATTTCTTTTATCTGCGAGTCAATCGAGAGCACTTGTTTCTCTTCAGATTCAGTACTTTTTCTGGCGTAGAGCACGTATTTTGTCTCTACCTTAGCAACTGCCTTGGTTCCAAAGTTTTGTATTTGTGCGTTTGCTGTGTTGCTCATGACTACATTAATGACGCTGCAGCCTCTATAAGTCTAGCTGAACCAACGCTCGATTAGTTGGCAAATCGCTTCGCAAAGATCAGTAAGTGAGCTAAGGTACCCAAATGGTGATTTTACGAAGGTATATAAGCGTATTACGCCTATTTGTGATATAAATAGGTTATGAGCGTTGTATCCCAGTATATTTCAGAAGTTTCTGACTATTTCTCTGATGAGAATAGTTCTGAGCATTCATATCGAACTGCTTTTCAGAACTATCTTGCAACGATATTTCCTTCACAAGACGGCTACTTTATTCAGCAGGATGCAAAAGCAATCGATGGTAATAAACCAGACTATATTGTATTGAAGAATAAGGTCCCTTTACTTTATATAGAGGTAAAAAAAGTTGGTGAAAATTTAGACAAAATAGAGCAATCAAATCAAGCAGATCGATATTTTGGATACACAAACCTAATTATCAGTGATTACGTAGAGTTTAGGTTTTTTCGTAATGGACAGCGTTATGATGATTCAATTTCTTTAGGTCAGATTGATTCTAAAAGTCGTTCCATTACACCACAGCCAGAACATGGAGAACGACTCGAGCGAACGGTTAAAGATTTTGTAGCTAGTCAGAAAGAACCCATTAAGAACGGAAAGCATTTGGCAAAAATAATGGGAGGTAAGGCACAGCGCATCCGAGATAACGTAGTGGCTTTTCTTGAGACAGAAAGTGCTGATAAAGATGAGCTGATAAGAATGAGGCAGTTCATTAAAGAACATTTAGTTGAGAATTTCTCAGACGAAGATTTTGCTGACATGTACGCACAGACGCTGGTATATGGACTTTTTGCGGCACGCTATAACGATGACACTTTGGACACATTTAGTAGGCAGGAGGCTCGAGAGCTTGTTCCTGCTACCAATCCTTTCCTTAAGAGTTTTTTTGATCACATTTCAGGTTCGTCTTTTCCTAGAAGACTAGAACTTATTGTCAACGAACTATGTGAGGTTTTTTCACATGCAAATGTTGCTGAACTGATGAACGATTATTTCAAGAACACAAACTTATTTGGCGAAGATAATGAAACACCCGATCCTGTTATTCACTTTTATGAAGACTTCCTAAAAGAATATGACCCATCAAAGAAAATGGAGATGGGTGTTTTCTACACACCGTTACCAGTCGTTCGATTCATTATTCGGGGTATTGATGAACTACTGAAGACAGAGTTTGGGATAGCAAAGGGTCTGTCAGATAATCAGAAGATCCCATTTACTAAAATTACCGAGAACGAGAAAGGTAAGAAAATTAAAGAAGTTTCTGATATTCACCGTGTACAGATGTTGGATGTTGCAACTGGAACAGGAACATTTTTGAATGAAACAGTGAATCATATTCATGAATCTCAGAAATCTAGTCAGGGTCGATGGCCTGCATACGTGCAGGATGATCTGCTGCCAAGACTTCACGGTTTTGAGCTGATGATGGCAAGTTACACAATTGCACACCTTAAATTAGCTATGACACTTAAGAAAAGTGGTGTTGATAAATTCAATAAGCGGCTTGGTGTCTACTTGAGTAACACTCTTGATGATGCTCACAACATTCCTCTCACAAGTTCACTTTTCGGTGTTGTAGATAGTATTGCTGAAGAGAGCAGGCTTGCATCTGAAGTTAAGAAGGACACTCCGATAATGGTTCTCATGGGCAATCCACCATACTCAGGTGAATCTCAAAACCCTCATTACACTGATAACGATGTATATAAAGTTGAACCTGGTGGCAAAGAAAAACTTAAAGAAAAAAATAGTAAATGGATAAATGATGACTATGTGAAGTTCATTCGCTTTGCCGAAAGTATGGTTGAGAAAAATAGCGAAGGAGTAGTTGGATTAATTACTGCCCATGGCTACATAGATAATCCTACTTTTAGAGGGATGCGTTGGCATCTGCGAAAAACTTTTGACAAGATTTACGTACTTGACTTGCATGGTAATAGTAACAAAAAGGAGGTCGCTCTCGACGGGACTGACGATAAAAATGTGTTTGATATTAAAACAGGTGTCTCTATTATTTTTGGTGTCAAAAAGCAAAAACAATTAAATGACAAAGAGCAACTAGCGGATGTATTTAAATTTGATCTATATGGGAAAAGAGTAGAAAAGTTTTTGAAGCTTAATGAAAGTGGTATAGAAAATATAGAATGGAATAAACTTCCAGATGACAGTGATGTCTGGAAGATCGAAGGTGAAGGAAAGAAGATTTATATGGAAGGATTTTCTATAGCAGACCTTTTTCCTACGAATACTTCTGGAATAACTACCGCCAGAGATAAGATGTCAATTCAGTTCTCAGAATCTGACATTAAATCAGTCATTGATGATTTTCAAGAGTTCGATATTGAAGCACTTAGATTAAAGTATAATTTGGGCAAGGATGTGAGAGACTGGTCAGTTCTTGGAGCGAAGGAGGATGTCCTTAAAGATGCTGGAGCGTTTACCCCAATCTCATACAGACCTTTTGACACAAGGTACACATACTATACTGGTAAATCTAAGGGCTTCCACTGTATGCCACGAGGTGAGGTGATGAAAAATTTTGCATCTGGAGATAATCTTGGTTTAGTATGGGTTCAACGTTCACCTAGTAAAACACCCGCATCCTATATTTTTGTTACCAATTTTATTGGAATAAATGGATATATTAGATCAGACAGTGTAAGTATAGATACTTTTGCTCCTTTGTATCTCCATACTGAAGATGGTTAGAAGGTGCCTAACTTGGACAAAAAAATTGAAGCTGATATAAAGAAAATTAGTGGTGAGGTGTCTCCTGAAGATATATTAGACTATGTTTATGCATATCTTCATTCACCCAAATACCGTCTAAAGTTTACAGAATTTTTAAAGAGTGATTTTCCACGAGTTCCATATCCTGATAATAGAGATACATTTTGGAGTCTTGTAGAGCATGGTAAACATCTCAGACAACTACATCTTCTAAATCACGCTGATGTACATACCCCAGTTACCACTTTCCCAGAATCTGGAAGTGACACGGTTGAGAAACTTACTTATGAGAATGGCAAAGTTCATATAAACGAGACTCAGTACTGGGATGGTGTTCCAAAAGAGGTCTGGGAGTTTTACATTGGAGGATACCAACCTGCACAGAAATACTTGAAGGACAGAAAAGATAAAAAGCTGACATCTTCTGAATTTGAAAACTATGAAAAGATGATTGTCTCTTTGAATGAAACAATCAAAATAATGAAGGAAATTGATAAAGTAGTGTAA